ATGTTGTTCAGTTTGTAGGACCTCCTTTTACTTTTTCTGTAAAACAGGTTGGAACTAATTGTGGATGTATAAGTCAACACGGAGCGGTTCATGCTCAAGGCGCTGTGTATTGGATGGGAAAAGCTGGTGGATTTTATGTGTATGATGGTACGGTAAAATCATTACCATGTTTAGTAGAAGACTTTGTGTTTACCACAGACGGAGATAATCTTGGAATAAATTTTGGTTCTTCAAAAACAGTATATGCAGGTTACAACAGTTTATACACAGAAGTAAATTGGTTTTATCCAAAATCAGAGTCAGTACAAATAGATAGATGTGTAACGTACAATTATGCTGAGGGTGTTTGGACAACGAGCTCTTTAGATAGAACCACTTACATTGATGCAGGCATCAGGGACAATCCATATGCCACTGACTACGTAAATAATAGAACACCTGATTTTCCAATACAAGGGATTACAAATACATATGGAGCTACTTTTTTATACTCACATGAAAATGGAACTGATCAAGTTAATGCTGATGGAACAACGTCTATAGATTCTTTTATAAGATCTGGAGACTACGATATTACAAACACTCAAGACATTGCAGATCTTAGAGGAGATGGTCAATTCTTTATGTCTGTAAGAAGATTCATACCTGATTTTAAAGTGTTGCAAGGTAATTCAAAGATTACTTTATTTATAAATGATTATCCAAACAACACGGCAACCTCATCACCTTTAGGTCCTTTTACTGTAACAAGCACCACAGATAAAATTGATACCAGAGCTAGAGGTAGATTAGTTTCCATAAAGATTGCTAACGATTCTACTGGAGAATCTTGGCGATATGGTACGATGAGATTAGACGCAAGACCAGACGGAAGAAGATAATGGCAAAGATAACTGTATACATACCAGAACCAAAAGACGAATATGAGGTAGATAACCAAAGACAGATACTTGCCTCTCTTGACAATATAAAAAATCAACTTAATTTTAGTTTTCAAACAGATTTAAAAAACGAACAGGATGCATTTAATTATTTCTTATCATGACCATACAATATAAAAACGCTATAAAAATATTAAACACAACAAACATGACAACAGTTCTGTCTATTAATACTAGTTCTGTTGCTATTGTTAAATCTGTGTATGTATCTAATAACAGCACAGGCGCTGTGTTATGTAACGCAGATCTTAGAGATTCATCAGCTACATCTGATGTTGAGTTTTTTAGAGACGATATAGCAGGAACAACGACTGTTAATGCTTCTCCTCAAGGCTTGAACTTAGAGGCTGGAGATGCTATAAAAGCTAAAGCAGAAACTGCTAATAAATTAGAAGTTGTTGTCAGTTATGCTCTAATAGACAGATCACAAGAAAATGGATAAAGATATACCTAAAATAAATTGTACTACGATAACAACTTGGCGTAATACAAAAACAGGAGAGATATATAAAGAAGCTAGAACTGGTAAAGATATCGTTGAGGATGTTACTGTGCAAGTATCACCCAAAGGTATGGAGGTTCTTCAGAAAGTATTGAATCAAAAAAATGACAAACCAAAGTCCTAGAGGCGGAACTGAAATACAGTTAGAGTATCTTAATAAATACTGTGACAAACAATTATTAGATCAAGTGCAGATCACAACATCTGTGCCTGAGAAGATACCTTTACATTCAACTAAATTAAATATTCTTTGGCAAAAGAACTCATGGAATCAACCTAATATATATCCTTGGTTTAAGAACAAAGATAATCATAAGAAGTATGACTGGTATGTTTTTAACAGTCATTGGAACTGTCAAAACTTTAGAAATATGTTTGGTTTAGATACACATAGATGTATCGTAATTAAAAATGGTGTAGAGAAAATAGAGGGTGCACCATCACACAAACAAAAGAAACCTATAAAATTATTGTATCACTCTACACCTTGGAGAGGATTATCTGTTTTACTAGGTGCTATGCAGCTTATAAAAAACCCACTAATAACTTTAGATGTATACTCTAGCACTGAGATATATGGAGATGATTTTAAAAAACAAAATGACGGTGCATATGTAGAGTTATATGAACAAGCAAAAAAATTACCTAATGTATCTTACGTAGGATACAAGCCTCATGAATATATTATACAAAATTTAAAAAACTATAATATGTTTGTGTACCCAAGCATTTGGGAAGAGACATCTTGCATATCTTTAATTGAAGCTATGTCAGCTGGTTTGTATTGTATTACAACCAACTACGGAGCTTTATTTGAAACAGGTGCAGAGTTTCCAATGTATATACCTTATGATTCTAATCACAGAAGACTAGCAATTAAATTTGGTCAAGCTATAGAGATGGCTGCAGAAACTTTATCTGAACCACCTATTATACAACATCTTAAGTTTCAAAAATCATATACAGATATTTATTATAGCTGGGCTAAACAAGCATCTTCTTGGAATAGATTTTTAAAAGGAGCCATAGGTGTCAGAAAAAAGTAATTTAATCTGGTTCAACAACAACGACAAAACCCAGGAAGTTCATGTGGGTCCAGGAAAACCTCAAAGAAAAATAATGATATGCACACCTGTGCATAGTGAAGTTAGTATTCATTATTGTCAATCAGTTTTAATGTTTCAACAAGAATGTATGTTAAGAAACATCTTAGTTAGTTTTACCTTGTTAAAATCATCATTAGTCCAACAGGGTAGAAATCTCTGTGTAGCCGATTTCCTCAATCACAAAGACGGTTACACAGATCTATTATTCATCGACTCTGACATAGACTTTCAAGCAAAGACTATTTTTAAAATGTTAGAATACGATAAAGATGTTATTGCTTGTCCCTATCCTTTAAAGAGTCTTAACTGGGCTAATCTTTGGGAAAGAATGAAAATACAAAAGTTTGAAGATCAAGATGATATGATGAAAGGTGGATATACTTTTCCTGTCAAGATGGATAACCCTGGAAAGATAGTTGTTGAGAATGGTATCTGTGAAGTAACTCACGCACCCACTGGATGTATGTTAATAAAAAGATCTGTCATAGAGAAGATGGTAGATCATTATCCTGAATTAGAGATTAATCAACCTACCTTCTTAAATGGCAGTGAAGTTAAAAAGAAGAACTTTTATAATCTATTTGAATGCATACACGATCCAAAGACTAAACAATATTTTGGTGAAGACTTTGGTTTCTGTAAAAGATGGACTGAAATGGGTGGTAAAATCTTTATTTACATAATGGATTACATTACCCATACCGGAGAATATCAATATTGTGGTCGTTTTTGGGACGAACTCATGCATGTCAAAAAAGTTGACGATACTGATAAAACCAAGTAAAGTAAGCCTTTTCAGGATAGCAAAGCCTGCTAACAACAATTTAATTTAAATTATGGCAATATCTAGAGGACAGATGAAAAGACAATTATACATGAGCGGTGGCATTATGGACGTAGTGCCTAGAGAACAATATGGTTTGGGAAGCTCACTTAAAAAAGCCGTTAAAAAAGTTACAGGCGCTGTTAAAGATGTTGTAAGCTCTGATATAGGTAAAGCTGCATTAGCAGGAGCTGCTTTATACTATGGTGGTGGCGGTTTTGGAAGATTACCTGGAGGGTTTCAATTTAGTAATTTACCAGGAGCTGGTCTTTTTACTAAGGCAGGTATAGGAGCCTCTACTGTAGCCGATGGTTTCACTGCTGGTGTCGCTCCAAAAGCTGCTGGTTTGAGTAAATCAGTTATGGCAACTCTAGGTATAGGAGCAATATCTGCATTAGCTGGTTTGTCTGCAGCAGAGAGAGAAGAGATAGAAGCAGCACCTTCAGAAGATAGAGGACCTATCGTTGCAGAAAAATTAAGACAATCATTAACAAGATTAGGTGTTAAAGGAGAAGAGCTAGATAGAAGAGTAGCAGAAGGAGTATCAGAATACTTTTCTGGAGCTGGTGCATACGCTGAAGGTGGTAGAATAGGTTTTGATGAAGGTTCACCAAGATTTGATGATATCGATTTTGATGCTATGCAAGATATAATGCCTAAATTAGAATTAGAAGATGATATATCAATGCGTGGGCCTGATGGTGAAATTAAAGTTAAACCAACTCCCATGCCTGAATTAGACTCTGAAGATGATATATCAATGCCTGGACCCGATGGTGAAATTAAGGCTAAACCTTTAAAAGGAATAGAAAGCTTACAAGCCAGCGTTCAATACGAACTTCCTTTTGGAGAACCTTTATTTATTGTAAAACAAGCTGGAAAATTCTATGGAGTATTTGAACAAAAAGATGGATCTAGAATATTATTACCAATGGACAAATCTGGAAGCAGGTTAGATTTAGCAGAAGGTAGTAGAATAGAATATGCTATGGGTGATAGTGCCAGTGATAACGCTATGCAAGCAGGAGGCATTGAAGGACTACCTGTAAGACAAAATCAAAAAGGTATTAAAGAGTTAGATCTTAGAAAAACAGGTGGATTTATACCACCCGTTGGTATAAAAGAAAAAGCGGATGACATCCCAGCGATGTTGTCTAACAACGAATTCGTATTTACCGCCGATGCCGTGAGAGCAGCAGGTGATGGTGACGTTAATAAAGGTGCACAAAGAATGTATGATACGATGAAAAAATTAGAAAATAAGGTGGTTAGAATATAATGGCTGAACAAATAGTAAGACAAACACCCGCAGAATTTATTGAAGCACCCGCAAAAGCTTATATTCAAGAATTAGAAACAGCTGTTGGTGGATTAAAAGATTTAGATTTATCCAGGCTATATGGACCACAATTTATCGCTCAACCAGGACAATTTCAAACACAAGCCGAGCAACTGGCTTCAGGGCTTGGTGGTTTCCAACCTTTCTTAACAGCTGCACAAGCATCCACTGGACCTACAGGTTATCAGCAATTTATGTCTCCGTATCAACAAGATGTTATTGATACGACACTTGCAGAATTTGATAGACAAACAGCTGCAGGTATACCTGGAATATCGGCTCAAGCTATCAACGCTGGAGCATTTGGTGGAGGTAGAGAAGGAGTTGTAAGATCTGA